TGTCGAACAGGTGCGTCGCACGCAGGCTCAGATCGCCCGAGACGAAGCCGTTGGCCTGCCAGGAATAGGCGAGCTCGCGCATGTGGCCACCGCGCGATGCGGCGTAGATCATCTGGTTGTTGATCACCGCAGGCTGCACGTTGGATGCGCCCACATAGGACTGCGGCTTGACCGACACGGTGGTCGAGGTGATGGCGTCCGAGTTCACGCTGGTCACGCGCCACTCGGCAGCGCTGGTGAGCAGCACCAGGCTGGTGAGCGGCACGATGTGGCGAATGGTGTTGGCCTCACGAGCGGCCACGCGGAAGCTGATCGCATCATCGTCCTGCGTCGGCAGCGAATACGACATGTTCGACTCGGTGCCCGTGCGCGTCATCCACAGCGTCTGCGGCAGGTTGGCCGTGCCTGCGAAGCAGCGGCGCTGCTCGAAGTAAGACACCGCCGCAGGGTAGTTCCCAGCACCCGTGAACGGGTTGTAGTTGATGGGCACAGTGATGCCGACGTTGGGCGTGATGTTGTCGTCGGTGAAGGTGAGCTGGTCGGTCTGCCCGATGTAGCAGTACAAACCCGAATACTCCTTGTAGACGCGGTAGCGCTGCGCGCCGCTCACCGCCGACCAAGTGATGGTGTTGTAGGTGTTGGCCGAGGCCAGGTAGTTGGTGGTACTCACGCTTGAGGAGGTCAGAGATTCATCGATCTCTTTGGTGCCGATCGCGGTCACAACGTACTTGTAGGTGGTCGGACCTTTGAACTCCACCGTGCCGTTGACCGCAACGGAGTTGTTCACGGACAGGGTCACCACGCCGGTCGAAAACACGATCTTGGTTACCGTGGCGCCAACGCCAATGCCAGTGCCGGTGACTGTCTGGCCTATGTAAACACCAGCGGTTGATTCAACCGTGATGGTGGCCGCGCCAGATGCTCCCGTCGCAGTGGTCTTGAACCCGGTCGCAGCAACAGCCACACCGGTGGGGGCGGACAGGGTCGATGCAAACGAGATCGTGGTCAGCGTCCAGTTGGTGGCGCCCAAGCGGCGCAACTCACGCGGGGCGTAGTTGGGGTGCACGATGGTGAGCACGTCAGCGCTCTGCACATAATGCAGGTCGAACAGATCCGCCTCGAGGTAGGGCGTAGGGATCTCGTAGATGGTCCCGGTCAGCGCGTACCACCTGCCTGCGGCCAGGTCGGTGGCGAACACGCCCGAGGTGTGCGCGGTGGTGCAGTAGTAATTGACGCCGCCGTTGGAGCGAAGATCTCCCACGACGTAGGCCGTGGCCGTCACCCAGGCAGTTACGGCGCCGGTGTTGAGCGTCGCGCCATTGGTGTGGAAGCGGATGTAGCTGTCGCCGAACTCCAGCACCATCGTCTGCGTGGTGCTGTACGAGAAGGGGATCAGGCGCGTGCGCTTGGCGCTGGTCTTGACCTGGTTGACGTAGGAAAAGCCAGCTCGGTTCTCAGCCACGCCGTGGGGCTTGGTGACGAAGTTGCGGCACAGCGCCAGGCCGGTCTGGTACTTCGCATCGTCGATGCGCCCGTACATCTCGGGCGTGAGCTCGCCGCCGCCGAACGAGCGCGAGAGGGTGCGGATGTTGGACATGCCTTATCTCCCGGCCATCCAGCCGACGTTCTGCATGGGGTGCACGCGACGCTGGTTGGAGTCCGACGTCGCTGCCTTGCCCAGCATGCCCATGGCGTTGGCCATGCAGCGCTTGGCCTCGGCCGCACCGGCATCACCCTTCAGGATCGGGCCGGCCAGGTAGCTCGCCAAGTACCAGGCAAGCGTGTCGACAAACAGCGGAGAGAAGTTGGTGGTGTCGGTGACAAATCGCGTGTAGCGACACACGGCGTTTTCCTGGTTGGTGTAGATCACCACCGTGCCGTCCTCGAGCGTTTCTTGCGAGAAGGGCTGCGGGGTGTACACGCCTTGCATCACCACCGGCGTGCCGATCTGCGTGTATGCGTACTGCATGCCCACGCTGTAGTCGTCCGCGGCATTGGGGTCGAGGATCGCGATGATGTTGAGCGCACCCGATGGGGATGCGTAGCAGTACTTCCACTCGGGCCAGGCGCCCTCGGAGATCAGCGCCAGCGTCGAGCGCGTGGTGGAGAAACCCCACGGGTGCATCTCGAGCAGCGAATCACGCGCGATCGGGTAGAAGCGCGCGGCGTGCTCGGCCTGCGGCGAGCCCTCGGGTGGATCGATGCTGGAGACCGTGGCGGTGTCGCCCAGGTGTCCCAGCGCAAGGTTGACGATGTCGACTTCAGATGCCATGACCTGCCCCTAGAAAAAAGGGGGGCGCAAGTGGCCCCCCTCCGATTCAACCTGGAGAGCGAGAATTACTCCCCGCCCTCTTCCTCGAACACTGCAGCCGCAACATCGCCTCGCTTGGCCTTCGCTTTTGACTTGGGTTTGTCGTCATCGATGAGCTCCAGGTTCGAGCCAGGCTTGCCGTCGTATTCGACGATCTCGCCCTCTTCGACGATGGAGTTGTTGATGAACGACTTGGCGAGTACTTTGTATTGCGGCATGTTGTGCTCCTAGAAAGTTGATGGATGCACCCCCGTTGCCGGGGGTGGTTGGTCTTAGACCACCGAGAAGCCAGAGGCGTAGTACTTCTTGCCGTCCTGGATGGTCTCGACGACGTCGGCGGTGAACTTGCCGGCAGTCAACGGACCAGTGGAGACGACGTAGTTGGCGCCCAGGTAGCGCAGGCCCAGGGAGGCCACCTGCGGGTTGATGCGCACGGCGACGTTGGCACCCAGGGCCAGCGAGGCCTTGGGGATCGCACCAGAGCTGCCAACCACGGTGGGGCTGGTCAGAGCGGCAGCGGCAGAGGCGATGACCTGGAATTCCACCGTGGCGGCACCAGCAGCCAGAGCTGCTTCGGTCACGGCAAAGTTCATGTACAGGTCGTTGCCTTCGCCAACATCGCGAGCGACAGACAGGTCGATGGTGTTGGTCGACACGGCGGTGGCCGTGACGGCCTGCGAGTCAGATACGCGGAGGAATGCGTCAGTAATCATGATATGAATCCTTTCAAATTTCGAATGTGTTCAAGACCGGAAGGTCAGCTCTCGCTGACTCCTTCCAATTAGCTGACCACGGTCTCCGTGTTGAGCAGAGAATCAACGCGACGCAGCGGCACGCCCAGGAACGACAGCCACGAGCTGGGCTGGCCGAATTGGGTCAGACCCTCTTCGATCTTCAGCACATACTGCGACTTGTCCAGCGCGGCCAACGCCAGGCCCGAGTGCACGGTGCGGTTCATGTAGAACGCAGCGCGGCCCATGGCCATGTTGGGGATGCGGTACATCGCGCGAGCCATCAGCTTGACGATGTTGGTCGCAGCAGCGGCGGCTTGCGTGCCGGTCTGGCCAATCAGGTCGGACACATCGATGTTGCAGATGCGAACGACATAGCGCCAGTCCTTCACGACCAGGCCGTTCTTCCACTGGTAGTGGGTGCGGTAGGCTTGGTAGCGAGCGCCGGTGGAATCCCACACGGTGTTCAGGCCCAGATCCTCGTGCACCAGACCAGCCTTGGAGCCCTTCGGGAAGGGGCAGAACACGGTCTGCTCACCCCACACCACCAAGAAGATCGAGGTGTTGTCGGAGCCAGAGCCGCCGGCAGACAGGATGTTCTGCGCGTTGCCACCAGACAGGCTGGAGTAACGAGCAGCCAGACCCAGGTACTGCTTGGGATCGGTGCCGGGGTTGCCGTAGAACAGGGTCTGAGCCTGGGTCTGGTTCATCGACTCCAGGAACGCGGTGTCCTCGGACAGGCGGAAGGCGGCGGTGTTGCCGTTCAGCTCAGCCAGATCCTTGTCGACCTCGGAGTAGGCTTCCAGCATGCCGCAAGCCTCGTCCACCTGAGCGGTGGTCGACTTGGACGTCGGGATACCTTGGTTGATCGCACGCCAGTAGACGGTGGGCAGACCGGTACGGATCACAACGCGGTGGCCGGTGGGCAGGTTGCCCTCCATGAACACGCAGTCCTCGAGGATCTCGTTGGACTGCGAGAGCAGCTCAGCGACGACGGGGACGCGGCCTTCGGGATCTTGACGTTTGGCCCAGTCCGCAAGGGTCAGAGCGCCGGTAGACAAAGTTGCCATTTGGATTTCCTTTCAAAGAATGGTCACTGATTCGGATACAGCGATTTGGCTAGATCTTTCGATCCGCCTGGGGCTTTCGTTCCCGACGGAACGAAGTTGTCCTCGCTGATTGCCTTGCCGGCTCGGTAGAACGCCCGGATGATTTCCGGGTGGTTGCCGAGACCGGACTCATTGAGCAGCGTGCGCAGCTCGGGCGTACCGAAGGTCTTCATGGCCTTCTGCGCCACCGACAAGTTTTCTTGGAGCTTCTCGCCCCCGAACTCCTTGTCAGCTTTCGAGGCCTCACCCCAAGACGACCTAGCCTGCTGGATGGCCTCGGTCATTCGCGTCTGCATGACAGGCGCGAGCTTGGACATGAGATTCTGCGCAGCCTCCTGAGACAGACCAGCTTCCTTGGCAAACTCGGAGTACGCCTCGATGCCCGCGTCATCCATCTGGACGCCATCGGGCAGCTTGAACTCGTACTTCTCGGGCACGTCAGGCTTGGCGTCCTGCTTGTCCCCTGCGTTGCCTTGGTCGCCATCACCCTCGGCGGTGTTTGCCGCATCCTGGGTTTGGGTGCCATCAGCAGATTGCTGCTGGGTGGCAGTGCCTTCTCCGGTTGTCTGCGCAGGTGCGCTCGTCCCGGTGTCGGTTCCTGCCTCAGATGCGGCGCCTTCAGTGGTCGTTGCGGCTTCCGTCATCAGTGTGTTTTCTGACATCGTTTTGCTCCTTGAGCATTAACGCGTACTGGTCTGGACACACCTCGTGAATCTGCGCCATTAGCATCAGACCCACGTTGCGCTGGCCCTCTCGGAAGAAGGTCTCAGAGTTGCCCGTGAACGAGGTGCGAAACACACCAGTACGCTCCAGCAGACGCCACACAATGCGGCGTCCTCGTTTGCTTCCCATGAGCCATTTGAAGTCGTCCTGCTCCTGACCGATGGCCAGTCTTTTCCGCTCGTCGGATTGCTCCTTGGCGGCTTCCTGACCTCGTAGATCCAGGGGATCAAAATTGCTCATGGCGTTAATTTATGGGCAATGCGTTGAGTTACGCGCACCAATCACTCCACGACATCTTCGGGGGGCGGTGCGGGCTCGAGCACCCACACCTGGTGCCACACGCCAGCGTCATCTTGCACGGGGTCTTTTTCCACTGCGACCATGCCGGGTTCGCGCGGCATGGGCGTGGGCATCACCAGCGGGATGCCGGCCTCGAGGAGCGCCTCGACGTTCACGTTGACCGGCACAGTGCCATCTGGATTGAGTAGGAACTGCTTTGGCATATCGACCTCAGAAGAACGTCACCACGCGGACAAACCCGTTGCCCCCGTCGCCGCCTTTGCCAGAGTTGAAACCGTGACCAGCTGCGCCACCGCCACCGCCACCGCCTGGGAAACCACCATTACCACCTGCACCACCAGCACCTGCACCACTGTTAGTTCCACCACCACCGGCGCCATCACCACCGACAAAATACGTTGTGGCGTTTGCGCCGTTTGCTCCAGTGCCACCAGCTCCGCCAGATCCACCAGATCCACCACCAGAGGTCGCACTGTTGTTGTTCGTCAGTGCAGAACCGCCAGCACCGCCTGCTCCGCCGTTTGTTCCGGTAGATGACGATGCGGCAAACCCACTACCGCCACCTCCAGCACCAGCACCAAATCCTCCTCGGTTTCCAGCGCCACCCGTAGTGGTTGCGCCGTTACCTCCAAGACCGCTGTACACGCTGGCTGAGGAATAGGTGAATGCTGCTGCACCAGCTCCAAC